GGAGAGCATAGCGTTATCGAACGCAGCTGGTTCTGCTAACATTTCTGCCGGGATATTTGTTGCACCGCCGTTTCTTGGCAACGGTTGGCATAATCTCCTACAAAGTGGCGAAACAGGGCACGCTTTTGGAGCCAATGTTCTAAAGGTTTTTCTTGATGATGTTGATGTAACGGCCCATTTTACGGACTCAGTAGATGCTCCGTTTAATATGGCGTTCAATGGTTTGTCGGCCTGGTTTGGCACTGATTTTGATGGTGGCGATGCTCTTACAGACGTTGACATTGCCGATGTATGGGTCGCCCCTAATGTTTCGCTAATTTCTGGCGGAACAATATCTGAAACCGACCGGCGTAAATTTATCAGTGCAAGCGGGAAGCCTGTAAATCCATCCGGTTTCCCTGCTTCTGCGGTTCTGTTCAGTGGCGATGCAACCGGCTTCGCTACCAATCAAGGCGCCGGTGGCGTCTTTACTCTCACCGGCACCCTCACTAACGCCTCCACAAGCCCGAGCGATTAAATGGCCGCACCAACCATCTACAATGTCGGTCCTGAGATCGTCACCACGTTGGTCGGCGATGAATTTATTACGATTGTCGGGCACTCCCAGGGCGTCAAGCAAATTAGCGCGGCGCAATTCAAAAACATCAACGGCGGAGCAACCGGGGCGACGGGCGCGACCGGATCTACGGGGCCGACAGGTGCCACAGGAGCAACCGGCGTCACTGGCGCAACCGCAGCCGCAGGCGTTACCGGATCAACTGGCCGAACCGGATCAACCGGCAGTACGGGCGCAACAGGTGCGGCAGCGACAGGCGCGACCGGAGCAACCGGCGCGGCCGGTGCTGTCTCTCCAACGGGAAATACCGGCAACACGGGAACCACGGGCGCAACAGGTGCCGGGACGACTGGCGCGCAAGGCCCGCAGGGCAATCCTGGATCTGCTGGTTCGACGGGGGCTACCGGAGCCACTGGCGCGGGCGGCACGGGCGCAGCCGGCGCAATCGGACCAACTGGCGTCCAGGGCAATACAGGTGGGACGGGCGGGACAGGAGCAACTGGTCTAACCGGAAACACGGGAGCCGGAAACACAGGTGCTACCGGCGGAACAGGAAACACCGGAACTACCGGGGCAACAGGCGTAGGCACCGGTACGACGGGCCCGACAGGCGGCACCGGAGCGACCGGAGCGACGAGCTCCACCGGGGCAACAGGCGGCACCGGCGCGACAGGCGCGACAGGTGGAACCGGGGGCACCGGAGCAACCGGAAAAACCGGGAATACCGGCGGGACCGGCTCGACGGGCAACACGGGCTCCGGCATCCAAGGTAACACGGGCGGAACAGGAAACACCGGAAATACCGGAAACACAGGCTCTACCGGATCGACGGGCAGCGCGGGCGCGACGGGAACCGCAAGCTCAATCCCGCAAAACATTCAGCCCAACAACTACACGACTGTCCTTAGCGATTCGGGAGAGCAGATATTCCATCCCTCGACCGATAACGTCGTCCGCACCTACACCATCGACAGCAACGCCAATGTGCCCTACGGAATCGGGACGCTTCTGAATTTTGTCAATCGATCGGCCGCAAGCCTGCTAATAGCGATAAATTCTGATACGTTGATCTTGGCTGGCTCGACCACGACAGGCACCCGAACGCTCTCGCAGAACGTTTCGGCGACAGCTATAAAGATAGAAACGACCGTTTGGCTCATCGGCGGAACAACGCTAACCTAAACAGGACAACGGCCATGTCATTCCTATTCGGCGGCAACGCGCCAACACCACCCCCGCCTCCGCCTCCGCCGCCCCACCCGCCGACTATCGCCTCACAAGGCGTGCAACAGTCCGGACAAGCCGCGGCAGCAGAAGCAGCCGCAGCATCCGGCGCCGGCTTCTCCGATACGCTAAAGACCGGCTCGCTCGGCGCGCCCAAGCCAAGCACCACCAAGGGCGCCGAATCGCTCGGAGGATAAGATCATGGCACTTGTCGGGCGAGCTCTCTTGGGTCTAACCACGCCACCTCCGCCTCCCGGAAGCGGGGCAACGGCATTCTCTCAATGGGTAGCGACAAACAACGCAAGCGGGCCAAACGGCGGACCGGGCCCCACCGCCACTAGCACAAACGATTCATCCGGCGCTCACCCCGGATCCGTCGCGCAAGCCGCCGAACAAGCCGCACAGCCGGGAACGACGACAGGCGGCGGCGGGCAGGCGGCGACCGGCACCGCGGCGGCTGGCCTCACATCGCCGACCGGGCAAAAACAGACGCTAGGTTCATAAATGGCCGAAGCCAACGGTACGGCAGCATACGATGAAATGTCGGCTTCGATGCTATCGAAGCAGCCGCTAACCGCGCCCGATAAAATCGACAAGATGGATAGTGCGTGGAGCACTTTCTTTACCTACTGCGAACAGCGGCTAGGGATGCTCCGCAATTGGCGCTATTCATGGTGGGCGCATTGGGCGAGGTTGGCTGAATACTTTATGCCCCGGAGATACCACTGGCTAGTAGTGGCAAATCGTATGTCGCGCGGCAATCCAATCAACGATTCGATAATCGATTCGACGCCGACGCTGGCCGTGAATGTGTGCGCCAGCGGTCTCTGGACGGGTATGACAAGCCCGTCGCGGCCATGGTTCGCGATCGAGATCGGGCTGCCCTGGCTCAAACTGGACGCCGACGGCCAGGAATGGCTCGAGGACACGCAAAAGCGCGCCTACCAGGTGCTCGCGCAAAGCAATTTCTATCAGATCATGGCGCAAGCGTTCCAGGACGTCGTTGTGTTCGGCACCGCGCCCGTCATCGTTTACGAGGACTTCGAGGATATCATCCGCCTCTATTTGCCATGCGCTGGCGAATACTATCTCGCCGCCGGCGCGCGCCTGGACGTTACCGATCTCTATCGCGAGTTCACTTTCACCGTGAAAGAGATCGTCGATATGTTCCAGCTCAAAAACTGCCCGCCGGCAGTTAAGCAGCTTTGGATGGAAGGCGGCGCCGGGCTCGAAAACGAATTCGTCGTCGCCCATTGCATCGAGCCAAACTTTGCCGTGTCGGCGAGGGGCAGCGACAAGGAAGTAGCGATCGTCCCAGGTATGTTTGCCTATCGCGAGATCTACTGGCTCAAGGGCATTCGCACCGCGCAGCCGTTGAGCAAAAAGGGCTTCCACAAAAAGCCGTTCATGGCCGCCAGGTGGAGCACGGTTTCCAATGACGCTTACGGCCGATCGCCCTGCATGGACGCGCTTGGAGACAACAAACAAATCCAGCTCGAGACCCGGCGCAAGGCGGAATTCATCGACAAGGGCGTGCGCCCGCCAATGGGTGCCAACGTCGAGCTAAAGAACGAGCCGTCGTCGATCATCGCCGGCATGATTACTTACATGAGCACGGAAGGCGGCAAAAAGGGCTTCTGGCCGCTCTTCGAGCCTCAAGCGCAATGGCTGGCCGGGATCACGGCCGATATCGACAAAGTCTCGGCGCGCATTGAGCGCTGCCTGTACGTCGACGTCTTTATGGCGATCACGCGCATGGAAGGCGTGCAGCCGCGCAACGAGTTAGAACTAACAAAGCGCGACCTGGAACGGTTGCAGCAGCTCGGGCCGTTTATCACGCTGTTTGAAAACGAATTCGGCAATCCGTTCTTTGAGCGTCTGCTTGATATTATGACGCGGCGCAAGATTTTGAAGCCGCTTCCGGATTCGCTGAAAAACGTTCCGCTAAAGATCAAATACACCTCGATTATGAGGCTCGCACAGCAATCGGCGGAGGCTGTGGGAATGAAGGATTTTTTCGGCACGATGGGCGGCTTATCAAGTGCCGCCAAAGCCGCCGGCGTCCCCGATCCGCTTCGTATTATAGACCTGGACAAATCCGGAAGAAGGTTCGCCGAAGTAACTAATTTCCCGACCGATTGCCTCTTCACCGACCAAGAGGTGAAAACACACGATGCGATCCGAGCTCGGGCACAACAACAAGCACAAGCGCCGCAGCAGGCTATGGCAGCGGTTACGGCGGCTAAGACACTTAGCGACACGAATGTCGGTGACAGCAACAACGCCCTCTCGCAATTGCTCGGCGGTGGCGGTGGTGGCTGAGAAAAAGGAAAAGAGCGAGGTTCAATACGAGCCGGTCGCCGCAAAACCGAACCAGCGTTGCGACCTATGCAAACACTTTAGGGAACTTTACGAAACGTGCGATCTTGTCAAAGGAAAGGTCAAACCGGGAGCCTGGTGCAACCTGTTTGAAAACAAGTAGGAGGCCCACATGGGCTGCTTTACCTTAGCGTGGCTCGAACAACTGTTAATTTATTGTGTGGTGCTCGGCGCTGTCTATGCAATCCTAAAGCTCGTGATTCCTCTGGCGCTTGGAAACTTGCCGCCGATCATCGGCCAGGTGGTCAACATCATCCTTTGGGCGATCATCTGCATCCTGATAATCTATGTGTGCTTCGCCTTGATTAGCTGCCTGTTCAGCATGGGCGGCGGGTTCGGCTCGTTAATGCCTCCCGTCCATAGATGAGGCTGGCACCGCGCCACCTGACCGGCAATGAGGTGGTGGCGATCATCCTGGCGATCGCCGCCATCATTGTCGGTGTGTACTTCCACGGCATTTGGAACGGGCCGCCTTAGTCGCGCATATATTTCGAGCGCGCGATGATCTCAACGAGCATAATCAGCATTATCTCGTAGGTGATTAGTATGATTGTGAACCAGTGCGG